CCGTTTGTAATTTCTTCTTTTTATACGTTTAGTTTCGTAGTGGTTTGTTTAGTCTCGTTGTGTTTTATATTTATTTCCTGATCCGCCATTTAATAACCATCATTGTGTTATCGTAGTCACCTCTTTTTCCGCAACCTCCTACGGGTTTGATATCCGAGTCCGTGTTTAAGTCACTCGTAAACTCAGGGAATAAAGCCTTGTTAGTAAGTAGGTAGTTAGTTAATCTTTTTTCGTAAAAGGCTGCCATTTGTCCGTAGTGGTCCATAACGAAAGCCGTCTCAGATTGACTCACGTTACTTGAGTAATCTCCGAACTGTGTTTGAATACCTTTATTTTTAAGTTGGTAAGTTAGTCCGAAAGCGGCTTGTTCGGCTGCCCTCCACGCTACAACTGGTTGAATTTTCTCGACTAAAGTTTCTTCGTCACCGTTCAAAGTCTGTGCATTATACGCGCCCAATAAATAAGCGAAAAAATAACTTCCGAGTCTTGCTTGTACTCGCATATCAGACGCAGGTTTAACGTACGGGAAAACGTCCGTAACGTCAACATTGGCGGTTATTGGGGTGTTTACCTTAAGGTAATTTTCAGTTACAAAATAAATCATGCTGTTGGAGGTGTTTGAGTTCCAATTTGAGACTTAACAACGTCACCGTCAGGAACGGGTGCGAGTGCTGCCATTGCTCGTATTTCGTTTATTGTCATTGACTCAAGTACTTTTGTAGCTACGAGTGGACTCATTGCGTTTAGTGCGTTGGTTACTTGGCTACCTTCGTCTTCAACTGCCGTAATAGTTTCATTTACGATTTGATAGTTAGTAATTTCGATGTGCGTATTTATTCCTACGACTTTGAGAAGTTGGTTAAACACTTCGGCAACCGTTTCGCGTAGTGGAATGATCGTGTTTTTCTCGAATATAACGTAGGCTTGTTTAATGTCCGAACCGCTACCCAAAGAACCCGTAGTGCGTACCCCTAAAAGTATAGGGTCAATAGTGTGTGCGAAACAAATCTGCTCGGTGTTCAATTCACTTACTCCCTTAAACAATTCGTCGTTTGAGTTTGTAGGTACATTTACTAAATCAGGAAGTGACTCCTTGTTATTAGCGAAGAATGCAACCGCTTTTCCTGCGTTTTCCGCACCTTTCAACTTGTTAACCGTGTCTTTTATTAACTGCATCTCCTCAGGGCCTTGTGGCTTCTTTGGAAACATCATAGCAAACGACGGGAATATACTATTTTGAATGTTCGACTTTTGAAGGTAGCTTAATTCACCACTCAAAAAGGCGAAGTTTAACGCACTTGTGTACTGCGGAAGTGGGTAATAGTCTTGTCCTACGCTTTGACCTTCATATGCCAATAAATAACAACCGTCTTTGTGTTCCGGGTGGTATGGTTGGTAAGTTCTTATTGTCATGCCGTAACGCCAGTCTTCGTTAACAGCGTATAATGTTTGTTCTTGGTTCTTACGGACCTTTTCAGGTGCAACCCGGTACACGTTAAACACCTTCCCACCTTTTAATTCAATGTGAAAATAGCAACGATCATGTAAAATAATGTCTTTAGTGACTGCTTTTAGCGTTCCTTTCAACCCGATTTTCTTACCGAAGGAATAAAGTATTACTTTTTCCATGTCCGTAAGTTTAGACTCGTCGAATGAATAACCCCCACCAATAGCCGCGTTAGTCTTAAAATCTACAATAGACCCATGTAACGGACTCATGTAATACATTTCGTTTAAGTACTGAGGGTAAAGATTGTCTTCACCAAAACGAATGTAACCTTGCGTTGTGTAACGCACGTCAATGTGAGGTAGTGACAAGTTGCCGTTTGGCACTCGTAAAAACGGTGTACTAAAACTTTGGTAACCAGTGTCGACTACTTTAAGACTTTCGTCTTTCTTAAATTTTCCAAATAAACCCATTAGTCATAAATTGAGTTAGATATACCTTCAACTACTAAACGCCCATCTTCAACAAGTGTTAATCCTATTTCATTCGTGTTTTCGTCCACTACAATAGGGTCGGGACTTTCGTAAACCTCATAACGATATTGTCCTATTCTAAACGTCACATCGTCTCCCTCTTCTAAAAAGAAAAGATTGTAACGATTAACATATTGGGAATAATCCACACCAACCCAGTAAATAGGGGCAAGTGTTTCGTCCATCTCCCACACGAATTTGAACAACCAAGTCGGCGCAGTAATAGACGCACTTTCGGTAAGTGTTAAGGCAAAAGTATTCGTTTGATTTTTTTCAATGTATATCATACTACCTTAATAAGTAACCACTCGAAAAGTTGGTTAAATAAAAAAGGGGAGTGATGTACCCCCCTTAGTTTTTAGTGTTGTGAATTCCTTAGATGATGTCAGGAATAATATCCGCGTCAACTTCAAAAGCAAGGTTTTCATTTTCAGCTACGAATGTAATTGAATATTTAGAACCGTCTGCCTTCGCAGTTCCCGAACCTTCAGCAACCGCTGTCAATTGAGCCTTTGGAAAATACCAATATTTACCGTTAGCGTCACCTACAACAAGTGCTAAATCTCTTTGACCTTCGCCAAGAATTTTAATTGACTTAGATTTAGCCGCTTCTCTACGGTGGAAAATCAAAGTTACTGTTTGAGTTACGAAAGACGAACCATTTACAAGGTCGATTGCTGCCTCTTCCGTGTACATTCCCGTATTTCTACGGAACTCAAAAGGAATGAAAGGGTCTGCAAGTGTACCAAAGTCAGTAATCACCCAATCGGTTGTAAGAATTGGACCGCTTACATTGTCTTGGTCGTTAATATAAATCGAAGTAATGCCCCCGATATTGTTATCACAACCCTTAAGAATTGAAGTTATTGTGTTACAAGCCATTTTATTTAGTGTTTAAAAGTTAAAAAAAAGGGGGCGGTTAAACCCCCTACTATCTAAATAAATTGATTAGTCGCAGTAAGCAGAACCTCCGTACCAAACTACCTGATTTGTGTTCACTACATAGAAACCAGCTTTGAAGTCAGCACGGGCACCGATACGACGGTCCAAAGTAGTCTTAGAGAAGTCAACGATTTGTAGATTGTCAACGTCACCTTCCATGTCCAAAGCGTAAATGAAGTTAGTGTAGTCAGATAGGATGATTTGGTCAGTAGGAAGTCCGTACTCAACAACAACTGGAATATCCAAGTAAGTCAAAGACAAACCTGTCGTTACATTGGTTACTGTGTTAGTTGCAGCCGTAGCAACGCGGTAAGCCGCAGCAACGTTCGGAGAAACTTTAAACTGCATGTTTGCAGGGTTAACCAACATTTCAGGAGTTGCAGCCGAAATAACCGCAGCCATTTTTGCCAAAACGTTAGACGCGTTTACCGCACCTGAACCAACTGAATCAATGAAATCACCTGCACCACACAAACGCTTTAACCAACCGTCACAAAGGCTACCTTCAAATGTACCACCTTGCCACATTTCGATTGCTAATTCTTGGTGTCCTTTCTTAGCCATTTGAGACCAAAAGAAGTTCATGAAAGACGCAACAGAAAAGTCCGAGTTTGAACCTTTAGCCATTTCCAATGCCAACCATGATTGCTCAAGGTCATACTGACAAACAGACGCTTGAGAAGTCAACGCGCAAACGTCAATCTCAACTGCGCTAACTGTACCGTCTTGTGCAGAAAAGTTACAACCTGCTTCAGCAAGGACTTTGTCAAAAACTACGGTAGCGATTTTTGTTTTGTTTTTAATACCCGGAAGTACACGGTAGTTAGTAACCGCGTTTTCCATTCCGTAAAGTAACGAGTAATACTCGCTTGGGTTTGCTTGAAGTAACGCACTTGCGTCTACTGTCAAATCGAATTTGTACTTTTTAGCCATTTCTTATTTCTTTAAGAAGTTTACTACTTGATTGAATTTTTGTGCTGCGGTCATTTTAACCTCTTCAACGGGTGCAGCTTCTTCCGTTTGAGTCAATTCGTTTTTCACATCCGCGATAACTTGCAATACCTCAGCAATTCGTTGCTCCAAAATTGGAGTAACAATAGCCAAGATAGCTTCAGAGTCCGCCGCTGGGTCAATAGCCGCTTCAACTTCTACCTCCACGCTTTGCTCCTCTTCAGGTGCTTCAACTGGTGCTTCGGTTGGTGCTGCCATTTCTACTTCGGTAGACTCTTCAACTTCCCTTGCGTTATGCATGTTTTTAGTTTGCTCTTTAAGTTCTGCAACTTGACCGTCTTTTACGACAATCACAGTTCCGTCTTCGAGCGTGTGTTCTCCGTCTGATAACATATATTTTTGTTTTTGATTGCTTAATTTAAGACCTAAAAAGCCTTCAATCGAAAAGCCGACTTGACCGTTTTCGACTAACTTGTTGTAGTAGTCCGTGTCTGTAATTTGAGCTGTGATCATCAACGTACCTTTAGGTACTGAAATTCCGAACGTACTTTTAGCCTTGTCCGCTTCAGGATTGTCAACTAACCACGCTTCAAGAATATAGGCAGGTACGATTTGGTCGCCTTCGTGTTCAAGATTAAACAAGTTGCGGTTGTTTAAGTTGAGCATGAAATCCTTGAAGATTGTATCTATTTCGGTCTCGCTAAATTGAACATAGTACTCACCCATGTCATCGTCACGTCGGTAAATGTCCATTGGAATCATTGCGGGTGCAGTAATGCGGTACTTTTTCTCGTCTGCGAAGTGGCTTTTAGCTTGTGACTTAAACGCTACACCCTTAACAAGTACGGCAGGGTTTGCGGTGAACGCTATTGCGTCAACTCCCAACGGTTCGGTACCGTCGTTGTACGCTTCGTCTATTGTTATTTTGTAAGTTGGTAGTCCATCCATTACCTACATAAGTAACGTATATTTTTTTTGGTTAATTTTTCAACATTATTTTTTACCTTTGATTAAAATCTAATCGTATGGAAACATTATTTTACTTTGGAGTTGGTTTTTTGTTATTAGTTACTTTTCTTTTTTTGTTATATTTTTTAGGATTATTTATAAGCAAAGTGGTTTATGATGATTATATGCTTCTTGATACTGGAGATATTTTTCTTTATGGTATTTTGGGACTTTTTGGAATAGGGATATTATTTATATTATTCCTTGCATTTACTTTAATTGGCAAACAAATAATAACAAATATATGATACAAATATTCGGGACTGAAATACCCAACCAACTAAACGAATTAACCGTTGAACAGTTCGACCATCTCACCAAAATCGAGAATAACACCGAGTTAGACACGATTGAAAAGTGGATAGAAAAGT